CGGGACGGACAGAGGCACGCTGATCTACGGCCACATCAGCCACACCGACGGAGGCGAGGCCCCGGATCGAGGGCATGGAGCTGTGGCCTACCAGCAGAACTATGACTCGATGGGCGAGCCGGAATACGTGGAGAACGTCATCGCTTTGCCGGGCTATCGCACCAGTCCCGCATGGCAGGCCACCGCGTCGCAGGCAGCATATGTGCAGCGCATCCGGCTGAAAAACATCATCAGCGCCGTGAGCGTCGGGATCGGCAGCTATGAAGGGTGCTCGACCTCGATGAGGGAGATGTACCTGCAGGACTCGCTACTGCGCTATGCGCCGAGCCTTCCCTACGCGTGCAACACCGCGCGGGACGCCGTTGTCACAGGCAATCTGATGGCGACCTCCTATAGCAATCCTCGCGCCAGCGGAGGCACATACAGCAACAACTGGGCCGTCGGTGGCTTCGCCGTAACCACCTGCTCCACGCTGCCGGAGGGCGGAGCCTGCACAGCACCTACCGTGAGCGGAAACCAGACCAGCGCGCCCGCCAATAATTGGGTTGTCGTCTACCCAAACACGTTTGAGGAAGGCCGGGCGCACATCGGCGTCTACAACTGGACAAACGCTGCCACTCAGCAAGTCGACATGAGCGGCGTGTGGACGGCGGGCCAGCACTACGAGGTGATCGACGCGTGGAACATGGTCGGCCCACCTGTGTGGAGCGGTCGGTATGAGGGCGGCTCCATTACGCTGCCGCTTGATGGCCGCGCAGGCACCTACCAGCCCGAGGGCCGGACAGATGCCTGCTGGCACGTCGGGCGCGAGACATGCTGTACGAGCGGCGACTACGTGTGCGCAGCGACCGTCGCGGAGCTGCCGACCAGTGTGCCGCTCTACCAGCCGGGCATTGCCACAAGCGACTGGCGCATCTACTACTGGGGAGGCTCGAGTTGGGTGGACGGCGGCTATAACATGCCCGCGCAGCGGGCAAAGCCGGATCTTGGGCGCGGCGACGGCAAGCTCCATGCATTCGTCGCCCGGCGACCGATTCGCGCCTCGCAGCGCACGACGGTGAGCTGGGCCGGGACAACGGCTGATACCGTTGAGTATCAGGCCGAGGGCAGGTGGTTCCCCGGGATCAACAAACAGTGCTCCGGCGGGATTTGCAGCGCCGAAATCCTCGGCTACGGCGGCTACGGCACATGGAGGCTCAATGGCGGTTCGCCGATGGTTGCTTTTCTGCGGTAGCCTCGCTGCGCTCCTCGCCGCACAAACGCGAGTCAGCGGACCGCGCCAGGTGCGGGATTTTGTGCCCATGACGGGAGGCTATGTCTACGCGCAGGGCCTGCCAGCTCAAAACATTTCAGCCGGGTCTTGTATCGAGTTCGCAATCGCCGCGCCCGGTGCATCGTTTGGGCAGCCTGTGATGCCCGGCTGGCCGCCGGGTCTGCCGGACAGGACTGTGGGAATCATGCGCGCAGGACTCGACAGCGTCCTCGTGCGCTTGTGCAACGTTGGATCGCAGCCCGTGACTGTGCCAGCCAGCACGTTCACGGCAGCCCTGTGGAGGTGACAATGAGGAAGCCCTTGATTGCTGCGGGAGGCATTGCCGCAGCCGCCCTGCTCGCCTTCTCCCAGACGAGGCCGAGCATCAGCCAGATCCGAGGGCCTGTGGTAGCAGACGGGAAAATTCTGGCTCTCGTGAACGGCCGAATTGCCATTGTCGGCCTCGGGGCTGGCGTCCAGCTCGTGCAGGTTGGATCGGGCTACGAGCTGCGTGCTGCGCCTCAGCCGGTCAGCGAGATGCGCCTGAGCCGCTCGGCGGCCGGCGCATGGACATTCCCATCGTCCTGCCCTGGTCCAGTGGTCTACCGCAACGGCCTGCGCCAGTGGCCCAGACTCGACTATGCCATCGAGCAGGGCGGTATCAGATTTTCGGACTCGCAGGGCGACCCGAGCGAGCCGGATGACGTGGTGGTCGCAGAATGCCACTAGGAGCCTCTATGGCGATAATGCCCCGCGTCTGGCTGTGGTTCTCGCGGCCACAAAAGCCGAACTGGTTCCAACGCCTGATCCAGTGGCGGCAGCGCGGCCCTTGGTCGCACGTCCGCATGGCGATTGACGCCGGTGCGCGCGGATGGGAGGTGCTCGAGTCGCGCGAGGGAGGCGTGCGGCAGCGGTTCTCCGCGGATCTGCCCGCTGACGTCGCAGAGGTCGTGCCTGTCGAGGCGACCACCGCCCAGATCGCGATCATCAGGGGCTGGTGGGCTGCTAATATTGGAGCGGCCTACGATGCTGTGGGGCTGATCGAGATTTTCCTTGGGCGTCCGACGAGCGACGACCGCGCGTTCGTATGCAGTGAGGCCTGCGCGGCATCGCTGCGCGCGGCCGGCATCTTCACCTTTTCCGATCCGCGCGGCATCGACCCCATGCAACTGTGGCTGATGGCGCGCGCGCGGCAGGAGGCGCTGGACTCATGCAGACCGCTCACAGACTGATCGCGAGCGCTGCACTCGCCTGCCTCTGCTGGCTGCTCGCCGAGTGCGCGCTGACGGTGCGCCGATGGCGCAGCGTGCCGGAGGAGCTAATCGCCGTCGCTGATGCGCGCGCGGCGGAGACCGTCGCTCTCGCCGACGAGCAGATCTCGCTGCTGCGCCGCGACGCCAGGGAGGAGCTCGCCCAGACGAGGCGCGAGCTCAGGGAGGAGATCCAGGTCTCGCGCGTGGGGCTCCTTGCACGCGCGGACGCCGCCGGGGCCAGGCTCGATGCCAGGACGGCGGCAATCGAGGGGGCGGTGGTCGGCGTGCTGAGCCGGGCTACAGAAACCGCGGCCGAGGCCACCGCCCTCCTCGCGGACGTCAGAACAAATCAGCGCGATTTTGTTCGGCGCATCGACTACTGGACCGACTGCGATAGCAACGGGCTCTGCTGGCAGGGTCTGCTGACAGACACACTGATGCAGACCCGGCAGAGCGCGCTGGCGATCGGGCGCGCCGTGCCGGACATCGTGCGCTCTGCAGACGGCGCTGCGCGCGGCATCCAAGCGACCGCGGAGGCCTCGGCTCAGACGAGCGCCAATCTCGCCCGCCTGACGCAGCCCGGCCCGCGATGGCTGCGCTACGTCGGGCTCGGGGCGAGCGTCGCCGTGCCGGTCAGTCAGGTGGCGCTGCCGTTTGCAGTGAGGAGTGCTCGATGAGAAAATGGGCTGCCGTTGACAGGCTGCGCGAGGAATTCATCGCGCCGGCCGTTACAAAATCGCACGTCTGCGCGGACGAAACAAAACTCGTCAGAATTGATCTGCGCGAGTGCGATGCCGACCACGTCGAGATCTCGCATCTCACAGATCTCCAGTACGGGCACCGCAATTTCCTGCGCGAGAAATTCGTTGCCTACCGAGACTGGATCCTCGCCTCGCCCGTGCGCTACTGCGTGCTCGGCGGCGACCTGATTGACGCAGCGACTGTGCTCTCGGTCGGCTCCCCATACGAAAACACGGCCGAGCCAATTGACCAGATGAGCCAGGTCGTGGCGCTGCTCGCGCCGCTCGCCGAGGGCAAGCGAATCTTGGGATACGTCGGTGGCAATCACGAACGGCGCACGATCGCTACTTTCGGCGATGTCGGCCGCCTGATATCTCAGCAGCTCGGCGTGCCGTACAGCCGCGGCGTCCAGCACATCGACATCTGGTTTGGGGAGCATGCGCCATTCAAGATGTCCGTCTGGCATGGCGGCGGTCATGCGCGCACGAAGGGGGCAAAGGCCCAGATGTTGCACAGATTCATGGGTCAGGCCGATTCGCAGGTCTACATGGTGGGGCATCTCCATGATGCCTTTGTGCTGTTTGACTGGCGGCATAGGCGCAAGGGTGGCAAAATCCAGACGGAAAAAATCGCAGGAATTATGTCCTCAAGCTTTCTCGATTACTGGAACAGCTATGCCGAGACGGCCGCTCTTGCGCCAAGCGGCACCATGATGGGGCGCGTCATACTCGAGCGCTCCGGCAAGTGGGAGGTAACGATGCGATGAGCGCATGGGATCAGGTTGATGAGTTGCGGCGCGCGGCCGGCATCGTCACCGACGCGCTCACCGAACCACCCCCGGACTCGTGGACGGCCGAGGAGTACGGCCAGCAGTATGGCGTTACCGTGCACACAGCCCGGCTACATCTGGCCAAACTGCTGCGGGCAGGAGCGATCCAGTGCTGCACCATCAAACGCGGCCGCGTGTATCAGAGGTACTATTGGGTCGCCGGATCGAAGCAGTCATCTGGCCGCCGTCGCTGAAGCGGCGCTGGCATGCAACCGCGCGCGCTGCGTGGCCGCGCGAGCACTATGGCATTCTGCTCGGCCGACGCATTGATGCGACGTCTGCTGCGGTAATCGAGCAGATCTGGTCGCCGCCCGATGTCGCCCAGCGTGCGAGCGACTCATGGGTCGCGCCGCACCCGGACTGGATGGCTGAGGCGGCGCACATTGCCGAGGACGAGGACTGGCAGGTGCTCGGGGACATCCATACGCATCCCTACCGGGTGCACGAGTACTCGCAGATGCGTCCGCCGGACAGGACGCTGAGCGAGGGCGATGTGCGGTACTGGGCCGAGGGCGCGCTCGCCGGCATTACGGTGGTCTGGCAGTACCGCGGCCGCCTGCGGGCGAGCACGTGGTTCTGCCGGGCGCCGGGCGAGGTGGCGATAATGGAGGTGGAGCAGTAATGCCCGGATCTGTGCAAAACGCTGCCCCGTCTGCCGTGCTTCCAGCGAGCCTGTCGACCGCGTTCGCGCGCTCCCAGAGCTATCCGGTGCTCGACAATGAGTACCGCAACGGCGAGTCTCAACGCTCGGCCCAGGCAACGAACAGCAGGAAATCATGGAGGCTGGCGAAGCGCCTGACGGCCGCGCAGCTCGCTGCGCTGCGCAACTTCTACGAGGCCCGCAAAGGGCCCATCGAGCCGTTCTATTTCTATGACCCGTACGAGACCAGCCCGAAATTCTCCCACGACCCGACAGGGCAGGCGATCATCGGCCGCTACACCGTTCGATTTGATGGGCCATGGGAGCAGGCGCTGCAACTCGGCCGCATTGATGCGTCGCTTGCATTGGTGGAGCTTGCCTGATGCCTGACTACATCGGAAACATCGCGGTTCCCGAGATCACGCCGAGCGGGACATTCCCGCTCACGCCTGACTATCCTGTCGAGATGCGCCGCGATTATCAGGTCGCTGTGCACCAGTTCGGCAGCGGCAACGCCAAAATCGAGCAGCGATTCCTCATCGGCACAGGTGCGCGACGGTGGACCATTCGCAAGCGCGTTGTTCGTGATTCTGAGCGCATCGCACTGCGTAATTTTTGGGAGAGCAAATACGGCCCCTACGGAGCGTTCACGTTCGAAGCGCCCCGCGAAGACGGGAGCGGCACGGACCCGGTGATCGTCCGCTTCGCCAACGAGCCGCTCTCGTGGGAGATGATCTCTGATTGGGCATGTTCGCTCGGGGTCACTCTCATCGAGATCCCGCAGACGACGCCGTCCTACCCGCTCAATCAGACCGTCAATCGCTTTCCGCCGACCGCGCTCAAGACCGCGCTGCTGTCGCAAGCACAAGAGATCATCCCGCTCATCCGCATCCAGCCGCTTGAGCCTGGCTACCCGGCCATCTACGTCTCCGACCGGCGATGCATCATCGGCGGCCAGCTCTATCAGGCGCGGCTGGTGCAATTTGATGGCATCTCGCAGTCGATCGGCGCTGAAACAGATGAGGCCAGATTTGTTTTCGGCAACGCTGACCGCGTCATGCGCGATCTCGCGAACGACACGGATCTGTACCGCGCGCAGATTTCATTCAGCTTGTACCACGCCGGCACTGGGATCAAGCTGGATCTGTGGTCCGGCAACATCACCAATTGGTCCGCCGACAGCGGGCCGGAGTTCGAGGTAACGGCTGCCGACGGGCTCTATGAACTCAACCTGCCCTACCCCACGCGCCGCATCTCGCGCACGTGCTGGAAGCAATTCAAGGGGCCGGGCTGCCCGTATTCAGGTCCCGACACGTCCTGCGATAAAGGCTTCGACACTCCGAACGGCTGCCGCTCGCACGGCATGGATGATTACTTCGGCGGCATCATCGCGAAGCCCCAGGGCGTGCGCATCAAGGACAACTCGACTGGCGTTTGGGGCTTCGGGCGCTCGACGCTGACATCCGTCTCGCTCGTGGCCGACTCGATCTACGACCAGGTAGTGCCCGAGATCTACACAGACTCTCCCATGCCGGTCAATGCCAAGATCGCGATGGGCCGCGACGAGAGCGATTTCTACGCAGCTGTCGGCATCGTGGGCGAGGGGCCGTTGGGCGCATATGGCGCGGGGCACAAGCTCGACGGGCAGCCGCACCATGGCTATCCGGGTTCGCTCGGACTGCTCGAAAACCTCGGCCCAGACCCAAACCCCACGCCATTCGGCTTCGACACAGACGGCCCAGCGATCACCGAGCGCGCAGCCGGCACAGCCTTCGTCATGATCCGGCGCTCGGACTCCAAAGGCCTCCAGCTCTCTCGGCTGAGCGAGCACGCAATGGAGGTGGCGGTCTCGCAGGGATTGGGAGGCTGGACGTGGACGGCGCCCGGCAATCGTGCATGGCAATCCGCGCTGACCAACCCGATCTGGATCGCGGTCAACATGGTCATGCGCGCACGGGGGCTGCGGACCGGCCAGAATCTTACCGCTCAGCAGCTCGATTTCGCCGAGACGCTGTTCGACGTCGATGCAGCCGTTGCGGCAGCGGCGATCTGCGACGAGCAGGTCGCCAAGCTGATCGGCTCTGGCAACGAGACACAGTTCAAGTTTCGCGGCGTCCTGCAGGAGGAGAAGCCCCTGCGCGACTGGCTTCAGGAAGTCCTGATGAACTGCCTGGGCTACTACACCTTCGCCAACGGCAGGCTCAAGCTCGGCGTGCGCGTCAACTCCTCGGCAGCGGAGGCCTTCACCGAGGGCAACATCCTCTTCCGCAGCCTGCAGCTCGCGCCGCTCAGGCCCGGCTTCAACCACCTCACGGCCAACTTCGCTGACGAGGATTACCAGTACGTCGCCAATTCGATCTCGCTCTACGACATCGACCATGCGACGCTGGTTGGCGGCGGCGCGGGCCCGCTCTTCCTGAAGTCCACCGTCAACCTGTCCGGCACGGCGTCGAAGTCGCAAGCAGCGCGCATCATCACTGCGCGCCTGCGCGAGGAGCTCGGAGGCATAACGCAGACCGAATGGGAGCGCGCGCGCCAGATCTCGTTTCGGACCACCGTGCTGGCTCTCAACACCGAGCCTGGCATGGTCTGCTCGCTCACGCATCCCGATATGCCCGGCGGGACAGGCAAGTTCCGCGTCACCGGTTGGCGGCTCAATGGCGACTACAGCATCGACGTGCAGGGGCGCACGACGACGGACTCGATGTATGACATGCTCGTGGGCCCGAAGCCGGAGGACGTTCAGCCGGACCCGCTGCCGCAAGAGCAAATCCCGGAAATTCCGATTAAAAACCTGACAGTGGTCTCCACATCTCTCGATGACGAGACGCAACAGGTGACGATCAAGCTATCTGGGACCGCGCCACAGCTGGAGGGGCTCTCGCATTTCCGCTGCTACGTCGAGACGCCCAAGGAGGACGATCCAAACCCGGCGAATCCCACGCTCCCGGGACAGCTCTCTTTTATCGCAAATCAATACGCCAAAGCAGGAGCGCCAGTGCTCCTTGAGCTGTCGGTGCCGTATCCGCCATTCGCCTGGCTGCAGGGACTCTCATCAAAACAGGTCCGCTGGATTTTGTACGTCGCAACATCGACATGGCGAGAGGATGTTCCGCTGGTCAGGCTCACGCAGCTGAGCCCGCCGCAGCCGGTCGGCGCTACGCCGCACATCTCCGTGCTGCTCGATTTCACCGCGTGGGTGCAATCCGGCGGCCCTCAATTGTCGTTGGCTGCGGAGATCCAGTCGGCCTCGGTCGAGTACCGCGAGATCTTGAGCGGATGGGCGTATCGCATCGCCATTACGCTCGGGGGAGCGGCGCTTGCGAACATCGACTACGGCGGCACGGACGTTTGGTTGCGCTTCTCAGACGAGCCCGCGCCGGCGCAGGACGAGGGCTGGACGGCGCTGCGGCACGTCGCTGTGCACAATGCCGGCGCGCCCGCCACGGTGTACTCTGCCTGGTACGAGATCCGGCCGGGCACGAGCACGCAGTTCTATCTGCGCCCGGTCAGCCGGAGCGAGTCCGGCGCTATCCGCCGGTGGGGCCAGCAGTACGGGCCGACGACGATCTCGCTGGGGCTGGGCAGCGTGCTGCCCGGCGCTGGACACAATTTCGGACTGCAGGCCGTGCTCGCAGGCTACTGGGACGATGGCAACGGCGTCCGCCTTGGCAAGGTCGATGTCTCGTGGACGCCGCTGAGCAAGCCAGGTATCGTGTACGGCATCTGGGAGGCGAGAACATCGGGCTCATCGCCGCCGGCCTATGGGGCATTCCAGCGCACCGAGGCCAACACGTCGAAGAGCTCTCTGACCATGTGGGTCGCTCCACCGAAAGGAGCGGCTGAGTATCTCCATCTTGCGCTCGTCTGCAACGTCCCAGATGATGGCATCTGGCCATCTCCCACCGACTATCCGCAAGGCGGGCTGCCGGTGGCTTCGGTGTTCCTGCCCATTGCCGGGCTGAGCGACCAGGTCACCGGGTTCGCGGTCACGGTGGAGACCGACCAGACACAAGACGTGCCGCGCGGCCGGTTCGTGTTTTCGTTCACGCCGCCGTCGGACCCTGATTACCACCACGTCCACATCTACCGCCGCCCGGCGAACTCGAGCGGGCAGCCGATCGGCGATTGGCTGCCGGACAAGGTTGCCAGCATCATTACTGGCGGCCCGGGCGGATGGTGGCCGCTTCCGAGCGCTCCAGAATACTGGATTTTCAAGGCCGTGGCCTGCAACAGCCTCGGGCAGGAAAATACCGCCTCACCTCCGGAATTTTTCGTTGCGGTACCTACATCCTCGGGAGTAAGTGCAACCCGGGCAAAGCCGGCCATGGCGACCGGTCCTCTCACGGTGGATGGCGCCGGCCGGATCACCACGGCGAGCAATCGCGACGTGCCTGTCATCGTCGGCAGCGATCCGACCTGGCTGCCCTATCAGGGCAGCAATTTCGTCTACTGGACCGGCAA